TATGGGTGGCTAATTACTTCAAAGAAGCCCGAGCTATCACTATTAAATACATCAGTGGTAACCCGGTTTTCGTTACGAAGAGTTTCATATCGATTGGGAGACAAGGTCTCCCACGTGTCTTAGGGCCAAACCTTAGGATACTTGCAAAAAGCAAGTGTGAAATCGACTTGCGTTTCTTATTAACCTTAATGAAAGTTACTAAGATACTTCAAGTGGATCCACGTCCCAAAGTAAACAGTATTATAGCAGGAAATCCTGCTAGCGGGGCTTTATTTCCGCAAGAACTCTTAGTAAAGTTCTTTAACACTGTCCAGGTTGGCCATGTGGACGATATACGTTGGACCAAATATCATATGAGCACAAAGTCTTCTCCAAATGGAGGACGTGCCACGTATTCAGCTATTAAAGAGCTGGCCACACTCTATAAAAAGAAGTGTGGTCCCTTTGAGAATGTAGTTCAGGCAATCGGAGTGATCGCCGGACCGCAACTCATTGGATACATGGACACGCTTAAGAATACCAAGCTGGTCGAACAGTCCGAAGTCGTGGGTTTACGTAGAATTACGGCAATCCAAGACAAGGAATGTAAGACGAGACTAATTTGTCAACTTGACTATTGGTCTCAAACGGCTTTACTTCCGTTGCACAATTATTTCTTGAAAATACTTGCTCAACTGAAACAAGATTGCACGTTTGATCAATCTTTATTCTTAAAAGACTTACCACGACGCAGATTCTTTGCGTGCTACGACTTGAAGGATGCGACCGATAGGTTTCCTATCGAGCTCCAACAACAGGTCCTTAACCATTTATTCGGACCAGACGTAGCAACTGCGTGGGCTTCACTACTTACTAGCCTACCATACGCTCCTAATCAGGGTTCCATATATTATAGGAACCATGTTAACCCGAATGAATTCGAGTCAGGGAGTCCGATACATTACGCATCGGGACAACCCATGGGGGCGTACAGCAGTTGGGCAATATTTGCACTAAGCCACCATCTTGTAATATGGTGGGCCGCTCAGCGCGCTGGTTATGGCGCTTTTAGCGATTACTCCTTGTTAGGAGACGATTTAGTGATTTGTTGTCCGCGTGTTGCAAAAGAATATCAAATCATTATGTCTCAACTGGGTGTTGAAATCTCCACTATTAAATCAGTGGTATCAACACAACTCCTGGAATTTGCTTCCCGTCATTTCTTAAACGGTAAGGAGATAACAGGGTTCAGTTTAGTAGGTTTATTAAACGTACAAACTGCTTCAGAGATGATTGAGTTCTTAAGAACACAGTCAGCTAAGGGATATACATCTCTTAGTCATTTTGACCCCAGCATGTTTAGGAATCTCATTAAAATTCTAAGTAGTAACGTCTCACAGAAAG